TATCAATCAGCGTTCTATCCGATTGGAGCTAAAAAATGGCTGATAATGACAAAGAGCGCGAGGCTTTCTTGGCTAAGATTGGTCAAGTAGCTCCAAGCGCACCAAAACCCGCAACCGCTAAGAAAGATGAGGAATAAGCCAAATGGCAGTTTTCTTAAATAACACAGTCGGTCTTAAGATTAACGCGATTGATCTTAGCGACCACGTTACTTCAATTACCCTGAACTATGCAGCGGATGAACTTGAAGTAACCGCAATGGGTGACACCGCACACAAGTTCGTTAAGGGCTTGGAGTCAGGCACACTCACAGTATCATTCTTGAACGACACAGCTACTTCACAAGTGCTTCAGACGCTTAACGGCGCTTTTGGTACAACAGTAGCCGCTAAGTTGGTTCAAGATAAAGTGGGAGCAGTTGCAGCAACTAACCCGCTTTACACTTTTGATATTCTTGTCAACAACCTAACGCCTATCAATGGCGCAGTTGGCGACATGGCAACTCAGGACATTACCTTTACACTTAATTCAAAGGTAACAGTTGCAAGCACCGGCACGTTCTAAATTAGGAGAAATGGGCAATGGCAAGACTAAAGATCACTAGGGCAGATGGCACAGAGTCAATCCATGAGATTACTCCAGTCATTGAATACGCTTTTGAGCAACATACGAAGAAAGGCTTTTACAAGGCTTTCCAAGAAGATCAAAAGCAGAGCGATATTTACTGGCTTGCTTGGGAGTGTCTGCGTAGAGCAGATGCTGCAGATGTGAAGCCTTTTGGGGACAAGTTCCTAGAAACCTTGCGAGCTGTTGAGGTTTTGGCGGATGAATCCCCAAATGGCTAACGCGCGATTCTTGGACTTACCGCATAGCTGAACTTTCGGTAAATCTCGGGATTGCGCCTAGCGAATTTATTAACATGGATCGTGATTTACTTAAAGCGATTTATGAGGTACTAAAGAAACAGGCACAGGAGAACAAAATTGCCAGTCGTAGTAGAAGGCGTACCTGAGCTAAAGAAAGCGCTCAAGAAGTTTGCGCCTGACCTTCTTAAAGAGATGAACGCTGAAATTCGCGTTGCACTCAAAGAAGTTACTGACGATGCGAAAGCAAAAGTGCCCGGCGTTGCACCGGGTCGTTTAACAAATTGGAATGACAAAGGCTACGAGCCTGTGAGCCGTATTCAAGGTCGCCGCGCATTTCCACGTTACAACTCAAGTGTCATACGCAAAGGTTTAACTTATACAATTGGGCGCAGCAAAAGAAATAAATCAGGTTACGCCGCATTGTATTCTTTGCTAAACAAATCCGATGTCGGATCTATTGTTGAAACGGCTGGTAGCCAAAATCCTTACGGAAGAAAACAAAGAGCCAATCGAGCTTATGGTGAAAGTTACAAAAACATAGGCAATTCAAACAATCCTAATGCTGGTGCGATATTTGTAGGCTCAATGAACGCCGTTGGACCATTAAAAAAATACGATGCCAAAAGTTACAATCGTGGACGCTTACTTTATGCCGCATACGCTGAAAACAACGGCAAGGCGCTAGACGCTACGATGCGAGCCATTGAGAAGGCTAGCAATGCATTTAAGGCAATGGCAAAAGCAAAGAAAGCTGCATAATGGCAAACATTCGCATTGATATAGCATCTGAGTTCAAGGATAAAGGATTTAAGGCGGCTGAGAAGCGCACGACCAGCCTTACGCGTAAGTTTGATAATCTAACACGCACAGCGCGCCGCACGTTTATTGCTGTGGCAGGATTTAGAGCTTTACAAGCATCGGTGCGCGCTTTCGCGGAAGAAGATAAGGCAGCCAATAAACTAGCAGTCAGCCTTCGCAATCTCGGTCTTGCTTACAACACGAAGCCAATTGAAGATTATTTAGAAGTATCTGAGAAAGCAACCGCGATAAGCAAAGATGAATTGTCGCCAGCCATTGCACAACTTATCAGCACAACTCTTAACGCTGAGAAGTCTATGGGTCTGCTGAACGTTGCAATGGACGTTTCAACCGCAACCGGTAAAGATTTAAGCGCGGTTACAACGGCATTGAGTCGCGCATACAATGGGAACTTTGCATCGTTGGGCAAGTTGCAGACTGCTTATACAGCGGCAGAACTAGAAGCAATGGGCTTCACCGCAGCCGTAGAAGCCTTAGGCGCTCAGTTCTCAGGTGCAGCACAGCAAAACGCACAGACTTATTCAGGCAAGATTGATCGTTTAAGCATTGCTTTTGGTGACGTAAAAGAAGAAATCGGCAAAGGAATTTTGTCATTCTTGGAAAGTTTAGGCAGCGGCGATTATGACGCAGGGCTACAAAAGCTGGTTAATTTTGGCACAGCAATCGGTGACGTTTTCCGCCGTGCTGGTCTAAGCATCGAATATACACGGGCTCTGCTTTCAACTGGTCTGCGCATAGACGAAGAAGAAGCGCGCCGTTTAGAGGAAATCCGGAATCGTTTTAACAATCCACAGGCAGCACAAAACCGACAGGCTAACAATCCTGCGTCCAATAGACTATTTTTGGCAGATCTTCGCAAGCAACAAGCATTGCAGAAAAAGATTGAGGCAGACCGCAAAAAGGCTGCCGCGTTAGCTGCAAAGGCTGAGAAAGAGCGCTTAAAGAAAGAAAAAGAAGCGCAGATGCTTAAGCGTGCTGGCACAGTCTTTGACATGGAAAACATTCAGATTGTTGCAGCTTTACAAGGCAAAATTGATGGTGAACAACGCCTTCGCCTTGTTGCATTATTGGCAATTAACAATGACATGGCAGATGCGGCGGAAAAGACGAGCCGGGCGGTATTGGCTATTAATGCTCCAGCGCTTGCGAATCTAGGTGTCATTATGAAAGCCGGAGATAGCGTCACAGACGTTATCGGCAGATTGTTGCAAGCACAGGCTAAGGTTGCATTGTTAGATCTAGGCATTGTCAATTTACCAAAGGCTAAAAATCCTTTTGAGGATTGGATTAGCGTCATGGCGAAGATTATGGCTGACCTTGACACTATTGCAGCCAAAATTCGCAATATGCCTAGCGTGGCGGGTTCTACGTCTGCTGGTGGTAATGGAACTGGTGGAGCGACTGGCGGAGCAACTGGTGGCACAACGGGTGGCACAACAGGCGGGGGCACAGTTATACAAAACCCATTCAATCCAGATGCACCACCAATAACAACAGGTTCAGTATCTAACGCGATTGACACGCTGACAGCCTTACGGGCTGGCACACCGACAGGCACGCCAATAAGTTTCTTGCTTAAGGAACACATTGATACTTTGACAAACTCATTAACTTTGTCAAGCATGAGCAACCTAAGCGATGAGCAAGCTAGACTTCGCGCGATGGGTTACTTTGATACTCCCGGCATCACGGCAGGATCTTTATTTGATCCAAGTGCTTTCCGCCGTAGAGAAGAAGGCTTGCCGCCTGTTACTGTCATCGTTCAAGGCTCGGTCATATCCGAACAAGACCTTTCAACGGCTATCACCAATCAGATTTATGAACAACAAAAAGCCGGGCAAGGCATCACGATAAGCAGTACGTCAATCTAATGGCAGCTCCCACGCTTCGGGTCTTTGTTGACTTTGATTCTGACACAGCTTACGAAACAAACCCACTAATCCTAGATTCAGCCACAAAAGGCATCTTAGGCACAAACCGCTTAGGATCAGGCGTGTTGCCTGTCGAGATTACTAGCCTTGTTACCAGCGTGGCGATTAGGCGTGGACGCAATCGCATTACATCTAAATTTGAAGCTGGCACAGCCACAGTCACGCTATTTGATCAGAATGGCGATTGGAATCCACTAAACCCTAATAGCGCCTATTACCCTAATCTTGTCCCATTGCGGCAGATTATTATCTATGCGACCTATCTCGGTGTAGATTATTACCTGTTCTCAGGGTTTATCACCAACTATGACACAGGCTTTAGATTAGGCAATGAAGATTTGTCAACAGTCAACCTTCGCTGCATAGATGCAACTAAACTGCTCGCAGGTTCAGCAATCAGCACAGTATCAGGCACGCCGGCAGGTCAACTCTCAGGCGCTCGCGTCAATGCCATTTTAGACGACATTGCTTTCCCCGTAAGCCTACGTTCTATTGATGCTGGTGACTCTACCCTTCAGGCAGATCCCGGAACGTCTAGAACAGCCTTAGAAGCCCTACAAACAGTAGAAAACAGCGAGTTTGGTGGATTCTTTATTGACGCTCAGGGGCAAGCCACGTTTATCAGCCGCACCAACCTAATTACCCGCCCTGCCACATCTTTATATTCGTTCTCGGATACAGGCACAAACATCTCATACACCAACGCTGTTGTGGCGTTTGACGATACTCAAATCCTAAATGACGTGACTGTTACACGCTCAGGCGGCACAGCACAGAACGCTTTTAATCAGACTTCGATTGACACTTACTTTTTACATTCAGGCAAACGGGACGGCATCCTTGTTCAAACGGACACCGAAGCGCTGAATCAGGCTAAAGGCATCCTAGCCACTCGTAAAGATCCTGAGATCCGTATCGATAGCATCCAGCTTAATCTATACGATGATGCCAATCCTAATAAGCCTTTGTCCGGTGTGGACATTGAGTTGCTAGACGGGGTAACAGTCACAAAGACGATGCCGGGATCTAGCAGTATTACTCAAGCTAGCCTAGTCAACGGCATACACCATGACATTACGAAATCAAGCTGGAACACAACCCTATTCACAGCCGAGCCTTTGCTTGCTGGATTCGTGTTAAATAGCGCGATCAGCGGTATAATAGGCGAGGACGTGCTGAGCTACTAAGGAGCAACAATGGCAGGTGCAGGATATAAGCTGTTTCAAACAGGCGATGTTTTAACAGCTGCACAAGTAAATACCTATTTGAATGAGCAAACTGTTATGGTCTTTGCTTCCGCCGCTGCTCGCACTAGCGCGCTTACAAGCGTATTGGCTGAGGGCATGGTTTCCTACCTTCAAGACACAAACGCAGTAGAAGTTTATGATGGATCGGCATGGGTTTCAATTGGAGCATCCGGCGACATTACAGGAATCACAACGGGAGCAACTTCAGGCTTAACAGGTGGTGTAACTTCTGGAACAGCAGATTTGAAACTGAATACAACCGCGAAAGGCGGATTGTTGGTTGGTACTGGTTCAGGAACAGTCACAGAGTTATCTGTGGGAACAAATAATCACATTTTAACGGCAGACAGTTCAACAGCTAGCGGATTAAAATGGGCAGCAGCAGCTAGCGGTGGAAAGGTTCTCCAAGTTGTTTCAGCAACGACGACAACGGCAACCACAATCGCGACTGATACGCTAACCGATACAGGTATTACCGCTTCTATTACGCCATCGTCTGCAAGTTCAAAAGTTTTAGTTCTAGTAACCGCAGAATTTAAGCATTTTCGTAATGGTGCAGGATTTACAGGTATCGCAGCTGAATTATTGCGCGGAGCTACGACGATTGCGGATTGGAATAAAACCGACGCAGATGAATTTGATTTTATACAATATGCTGGCAGTTCGGCAAATACTTACAAATCTGGGACCACTACAGTTGTTTATTTAGATTCTCCAGCAACTACTTCATCAACGACATACAAATTACAAGCTCGCGGATATGACAGCAGCGTAAGCGTCACATTCCAAAAAAACAGCGCTATTTCAACGATTACATTA